TGGGAACAATTGTTCCCATCTTTATTTTTTGTTCACAAATGTAGTATATTTTAAATTAACATGAGAATTATAAAAGTAAGAACAGCAGAAGACAGAAAAAGAATAACAGATCTTGCAAATTCATATAATGCAACAAGTAAGTCATATGATGAAAACATTGCATTTGCAAAAGATGTAATATAGAAATTTCCATTCAGTTATTTCTCTATATTGCGTGGAATGCGTTTCAAAAGATTTTGGGATGATGTAATAAGCAAAACACATTTTCTTGATGAATTTTATGAAGACAAAGACATAACACGGCTATACTACTACATCAACAAAATCACTTCTGTCATAACTTGTACAACATGTGGTAAAGAGTTCACTAAGAAAATCATTCCAACTGAAGATCCAAATTATAGGTTTCATTGTAATTTAAAATGCATGGTGAATGATAAAGTCATTCAAAATAATGCATAGTCAACAAAAGAGAAAAATCATACTACAACAAGAGACTTACTTGAAAAGACTAAAGAACGTAATCGTGAAAAATATGGCTGTGACTGGTATTTCCAGACAAGCAAGTTCACTAAAAAGAAACTTGCTGCATGGAATGCTAATGGCTATGATCATCCAATGCATTCAAAAGACATCAGGCAGAAAATGCAAGACAACTTAGAACGCCAATATGGAAAAGGCATCACTTGCAACTGGCAAATTCCATCTTGCATTGAGAAAGTTCGCAAGACAAACATGGAACGGTATGGCGCTCCAACACCAATGGAAAGTAAAGAGATTCATGCAAAAATGCATGCTAACTCGACAGAGACGAAACTTAGGATGTATTATAATGATGTGATATGCAAATACAAAGATGTGACTCCATTGTTCAGTGAAGATGACTATGTCAACAATCGAGAGCCACGTTTCAAGTTCAAGTGGAAATGCAATTCATGTGAAAAAGAGTTTGAAAGCCGCATTCATAGTGGCGAAACTGAGCCGAGATGCTTTGACTGCAAGCCAATTATAAATGACACGGCAACTTCTCAGTTTGAACAAGATCTGTTTGACTACATACGCAACATAGCATTGAATTATGAATGCAAACGTGGAACAAATGACAACTGGGCATACATCAGGTCGAATCCTGCTGATGAAAACAGCACAAGACAGCAACTTGACATCATATGTATCAACAGAGTAACTGAAAAAGTTGAGTTTGCATTTGAAGCAAATGGTGTCTATTGGCATTAGACAGCATTGAAGCCTACTGGATATCATTTAAACAAAACTGTTCAATGTGAACAGCAAGGAATTAAGCTTATGCACATCTGGGAAGATGAATGGCACAATCATCAAGATGCTGTTAAAAAACAAATCACTGACTTCATTAATGGCACTACTACATTTAATGCTGCATCAGACATCATTTAGCTGTCACGTGACAAGATTTGCAAATGCGTCAATGTTCCTGGTTATCATCTAGTATCAGAATCTAATTGTAGCATAATTCATCGTGAAATAGATGGTGATGTGTTTGAAGTCGAAGACTGTGGCACACTTACATATGAAAAAGATAGATGAGTTGCAAATGAACTCATCTGTTTTTAAACTTATTTAAATAGTTTTTGCCATATTTTGAGTTTACATAAATTAATGCAAGAAAGATGCTAAATCTTCAGTTTAGCATATGAATTGCATTATCCCTAATTCTCTATGTCTCTATGTAGTGTTTTAAGACTTTCTCTGAGACATCTCCAATAGTAGAGCAGAAGTATCCATGTGTCCATAAGACATTGTCTTGTTTCCAGTAGAACTTCTTAAGCCAGTCTCTCTAATGCTTATATAGCCATGAAGTAGTCAGTTGCTTCAGTCGTCTGACAACTTGCTCAATTGAGTAGCATGGCTTGAACTCAATGAGTATATGAATATGATCTTTGTCAAGCTCTTTGCAGAGTATCTTGAAGTCTGACTTCTTTTCACAATAGTCAAATGCTGCAATGACATCGTCATGAATCTAGTCAAGACATCTTCTCCTGAACTTCGTTGAGAATATCATATGATATCTCAGCCTAGTCTTTGCATGCCCATATGTCACATACTTCTTCATAAAAATATTCTACACTATTAGGTAAATTTTGTATAATATTCATAAGTTTATGTACCTAGTTCGGTAAATAAGTCTGATGACAAAGAATGAGCAGATAAAGCTGACACTTGCAAAGACACGTGCAAAACGTGCAAAGCAAGTGTGCAAAGTCTTCAAAGTGAAGATCGACTCTGCAAAGCTGTCATCATAGCAAGAAGAAGAGCTGAAGATGCTCTTCATTGAAGGCAAGAGATTCTACAACCATGAAGTTGCGCTTGTCAAAGACGGGACATTCAAAGATGTCAACCCACTCAGCATAAAAGACGTTGTTCATCTTGACAAAGACAAGACTAAGCTGACATCACATCTTGAGTTCCTGACGGCTGCTTAGAAGCAAGCATTGAACAAGCAGATCTAGTCATAGCTCAAGACAATGTCAACATTAAGAAGACAAGGCTTCTAGTCACACTCATAGCTTCATTTCATATCAGAGCTGAAGTCATTGCCGCTTAAGCAGTACAAGAACACTCATATGCTCAAAGACTAGCATCATCTGAAGATTTGTGGTGTAAGTGGTGTCGTGAAAGTGAACGGATGCTAGCAGTTCTGGAACATGAAGCATGTTGAGTTTGCAAATGCAAAGTTGCTTAACAAAGCACATGGATACTATCTTGCATTGACTTGCTACTTGCCAAAGAAAGACAAGAAGATTTCAAAGCACCTGAAGCAACTTCCAGACATTGGAATTGACTTTGGATGCGAGACTACAATGACGTTCTCTGATGGGACTAAGAAGACACTTCTAGTTGAAGAAACTGAGAGACTGAAGAGAGAGCAGAAGAAGCTTTCTCGACAGCAAAGAAACTCTAACAACTGGAAGAAGACTTAGAATAAGATCAGAAGACAGCATGAGAGCATGATGAACAGGAAAGAAGACATCAGCAACAAAGAAGTTGCAGAGCTGTCAAAGAAGTTCTGTCATGTGATCATCCAAGATGAGCAGTTGCATAACTGGCATAAGAATGGCCATGGGAAGAAAGTCCAGCATTCATGCTTAGGGCGTCTCAAGGCTAAGATAAAGCAAAGATGCAATGCAGTTGTCTTGGACAAGTTCATCCCGACAACAAAGCTATGCAGAGACTGTGGACGGAAGCATGAGATGAAACAAAGTGAACGCACTTTCAGATGCTCATGTGGCGTTGTCCAAGACAGAGATGTCCATGCTGCATAGAACATGCTGTGGATGTTCTAGAATCTAGTAGGTAGGGACACTGCCGAATTAACGCTTGAGGACTTTCGAGCCGCTGTGTCATGCTTTCATTGGAAGCATGACATAAGCCTGGAAGGATGATCCAAGAAGATGCTAAGTCTTTAGCTTAGCATAGTTGTCACTACCATTCTTCTCTTTTGTCTCAAGCATCTTCTATATAGACTCTTTAGTTGGTCGTACTTTCTTTGCAGCAACAATTAAATTGTGCATAGATGATTCAAGTCTTCCTTTAACAAACCCTTCTGGTGGCTATTCGCCAATTTTCACAAATATCTCTTTCTCTCCATTGTTGTATTGTGTGCATCCAGATCTAGTCTTTCTCCATTGCTCATATTTCTCTGGATCCATGCAGTCTTTTAGCTTCTTTCCATACATTGGATTTTTCTCTCCAGCCATCTGGCCTTTCAACTTCTCTGAAATTTGCTAATTCATTTCAGTACGGTCAATATCTGGCATCTCACCACCAATGCCGCCTTTTGATATGTTGTAGCACATCTCATTATATTGATTAGTTTCGCTTAACGGAACAAGCTCTTGCTCTTTCTTAAACGCTTCTTCTGCAGTCTTAAAGTCAAACAATATCTCTTTTGTGAAATTCTTCTTTCCATATTTCTATATGGCTTTCATTATGAGGACACCTGATCCCATATATTCATCATCTAATTTATCCGTCGAATGCTTGCCAATGTAGTAGTGGCCATTTATCTTATTCGTCACCTTATAGACAATGTTATGTTTGTATTTCATGAACTTCTTTAGCTTAATGATTAAAAATGACTGCCATATGCTCGCTATTCGCAAGCATACAGCAGTCATAGCATATTTTACAGCCTATGCAGCCAGTTTGTAGCATAATTTAAGCATCTGTCGCAGGCAGTATAGTTCATGCTTTGTTTTCCGCCTCTTTCTCCTAATAGCCTTCTTTGCTTCATTTGGTTGTTCTACCTAGCTAGTCATTGCTGGCTAGCTAAGCAAAACGGTGGTGCCAGAAGCTGCTGTTCAAGCTGAGAGTGTTGAAGGTGTGATAGTCACACTCCCCCACCCGGGACATATGCTGGAGTTAGGAATTGCCAGTTTTGTCATGCTGTACAGCTGAGCGACTTGGTTCTGCATGCAAGCGAGAGTTGCGCTGTTGGTGCCGTTGTAAGCGAGCTGCTGAGCGTTGATGCCGTCCTGGACATTCTTGTTGAAGTCAATCTTGCAATTGATTTTCTCGACTGCTGAAGCAAGGCGGTCATCTGCACTGTCGCGATTTGCTGCCATAGTGTCCTTGACGCTGTTGATGCGCTCTTCAAGCTTTGCATACACTTCCACCATCTTCTTCTCATCATCACGCTCTGACTTGAGAAGTGCAATCTCAGAGTCCTTGTTAGCGATCTTCATGTTCGCTTCGAACTCTTCTCTGCTGACGAACTGTGGCTGGACTTGCTTAGCGCCAGCTCCAATTCCGCCATTTAGCAATGCTGCACCGCCACCTAAAGTGTTGAGTGCGCCAAGCGCTGTGCCGATGATGCCTGTGGTGAGGCCTGCTGTTATAGAGCCATTTCTTGGTGTCTCTGTTGTCTCTGTTGTCATGGTTAGTTTCTCCTATGTTTTTGTTTGCCTTAGTGTTTTCTCTCGTCTCCTGAGCATCCGTTCTCAGAAGTCAAGCTGACTTATCCCTAGTCGGCTAAGCATTGCAGTATGCTGTATGTCGCATACTGCTTCACTGCTTGGACTTTGTCTGCATATGATCCATACCTGAACACCGTCTTAGTTGCTAAGTCAGCATTCATGTTCTCATTGTCACATAGCTCGCAGTCATCTAGCTCTGCTAGCTTGACTAATGCGTCATATGCATATTTCTTCTTCTACATCATTGACATCTTCTTTGTGCTGTCAACTGCAATCTGCTCTCTGTTCTCCATGTTCATGTCATCTTTCTCTTTAGACAGAAAATGGCCCTCAACATCCAGAGAGCCACCTTGCAAGTCAAGTTGTCACGAATTCTTAAACACAAACGGCTGAAGTTGAGTGACTTCAGCCATGCATAAACAATCCATCGTAACGCAGCAAATGTCTTTCAACTTGCTGCAAAACATAATTACTCACATGAAATGCGCATCTTGCACAAAAAGTGAAAAAATTCATTGTCTAGAAAGTTTTTCTCATGCTGAGCTTAGAAGTCATTCTCTAGACGCCCGTTTATGAGATGCAGAGTGTTTGCAATTGTCGATGCAGCACCTTCACTAGAGTCAATGTAGTATGATGACATGCGACGTTTCTCGTACAGAGGGATGTACACTGACTAGAACGCTTTATATCGCTTTGCATTCATGTCTGGAAGAGAAAGTGCATAGCTGATCATTGCATCTGGTGTTGACATGACAGTGACAATGTCATCGAACATCCACGCTAAGTCAAACTCATGTATCAATGTTGTCGAGATGACAATCATCTTACAAGTAGTCTGCAATATAGTGCGGTATGCGTGCTTGACGACATATGCTTTGATGTACTTCATCCACACATCAAGCATGACATGGTCACGAAGGCATGCATTCAAGACATTCTCTTCGACTGCAATCAGCTTGCCATTGCGTGTAGCAGAGAACATTGTCGTGTCGACATTCAATGTCTCACATTCAGCAAATGCTGGCGTGATCACATCTTCTGACATGAATGCATCAGATATGAGCTTGCCGACGTCAATTGTCTCATATCCACGTGACTTGAATGTCTGCAATGCTGATGCTAAGTCGCATCCAAGGTTGCCAGTCAAGCCAATCTTATGCATTAGCTAGAACTTCGTCTTCATGTATGCATAGTCAGACACATACTTCTTGTACTATGTGCGTGTGACATCCTCAAGAATCAGCTCGTACAAGAAGTTGTATGACTTCACTAAGCAATCACTGAACTGCGGTATTATCACCATTGTCAGCTCAGGTATTATCTTCTTTGCCATGTTGAACTTCTCACATAGCTCAGACGGCTAAGTGTAGTTGTTCAGCTCGACTGCAATGTTCTTGACACCATTGTCAATTGCTGTCTTGTATCTTGATGTGTCATTTGGTATGATCCTGTATTCAGTGATGCCAGCATTGCCGAGATCTCTGTCGATTATGTCTTTTCTCTCATTGAACGACAGAAGGTATCTTCCATTCTGCCACTTCCTGTCAAGTATTATGTCGACATTCGTGTACAACTTCAGCATACTGCGAACTGTCTCTAGGTCTTTCTTCATGAAAGGGTCTGCTTTCATGTATATTGCGCATCTGTCATCTGTCATTTCTTTATGTTGTTGCTTTACGTGTTGGCTGCAAAAAAAGAAAGACTGCATACATCATGCAGTCTTCACAATTCAAACTATTGTAGAGATACTTACCGATCTAATGTCATGCTTTCTCAAATGTGACGACTTTCTCAGTGCTTTTGCTTGTGTTGCCTGACTTCCTCTTGTCAGTCAGATGTGATCGAGTTGTCTTGTATGACAATGTCTCAAACTCTCTTAGCCCAAGCTGCTTAAGAGCATCCGTCATGTCGTGAAGAAGCTCGAACTTCTGCCACTTCTCTACCATTATGAGTGAGAACTTCGCACCACGTCTCATCTTCTTCGTTGCGATCTCACATGTCTTCTTCCAGTAGTCATTAATCCAGCTTGCATAGTCTTTATGCACATCAGTAGAGTTGTCTTTGCACTGATACTCTTCAAGCTTGAAATATGGCGGGCAGACAATCACATAGTCGATACTCTCATCATCAATGCCGTCATATGACTTGTTGTCTTCTGAGCATCCAGATATCAGCTTTGAGCTTCTTGATGTGCTGTTTGCAACATCTTCATGCTCATTGATGAACTTCTGCATGTTAGATATCTCAATTGCGGTCATTGGGTCAATGCCAAAATATGTCTTGTCCAATGCCCAAGCTCCTAAAAAACGTGCACCCCAGCCAGCAGAAAGGTCAAGAATCTTATTGCCATTGCAATATCTCTTCATCACGAACTTCGCGACAACTGGCCTGAAGTTCGAGACATTTGCTGACACCATCGATGAATGACATCCTTGCACAAGCATCTTATGTGAGATGTCAAAAAGATATGGATGAAGCCCGACAATGTTCTTCCCTTTGTTTGTTATCGTCTCAGTTGATGTGTACCAGCCCATCCTATTCTTAAGAACTTTCTCAAGAAGTGACTTGTCTTTGTACACATCTTCAATTGATGGCGTCCCATTCACTCTCACTTTGTAGAAAGAGTCTTGGCAAAAATGCCTGCAGATGTCAAGACATAAGTTTGCACTGTTCTTGATCTGCTATGCAACTGTGTCAAATGCCTCACTCTCATCTTTGTCTTTGAACTTAAGAAGCTACTTCACAATGTCATCATCTGTCATTGCCTTCCATGGCTTGAATCCAGTTGCATAGAAGTAGTCAACAAGCTTCTTCACCAAAGCTTCTCTGTCTGGATGATCCCAAATGTTCTATGCAGTCATCTCTACACCATCAATGTAGACATGCTCATATGAGTCATTTATCAAGTTTGGGTTGTCAAACTCTTCCTTAGTGCATGGTTTGTCTCTTCTTGCCATAGTGAAATCTTATTCTTTTAGATTTTCTTGATAGTGTTCTTGTAGAAATACACATCTTCAAGTGCATATACCGGGAATTTCTCTTTCTTGTATGCAGCAACACCACCGGAACTGCATCCGACATTGACTACAAATGATTTCTTATGCTCAGCAAACAACATTTCATATGATGCTAAGTCAATGTACTAGCAGACATGTGAGTAAGCTGGATCATATTTTCTCAGCAAAGAGCGAAACTCTAGAAGCCCATCTTCTCTTATGCTGGGTGTCTTCTCAAGAACTTTATATCCGACACATTTCTCATTGTCCATGAAGTAGATCACTTTCACATCATTTGAAATGCACTCTAATGACTTCTTGAAGAATCTTTTGTCATAAGATGAGTGCATAATCATTCTGTACTTAGAGTGCCCATGTGTCATCTCCCATCTCTTGATGAGGTCTAGCACAGCTTCTACATCACATGTTGTAGAGATGCTAAGTCGTTTGCTATAGAAATTCTTGTATTCTCTAAGATGCCGGTTATGCTTTCCAGCAAGCTTAAAGAAATCTTCATCAAAAACACCATTTATCAGCTATGCTTTCTTACTAATGTTGCATATGTGGCTAGTGTCTTCAGGAAGTTTGTCAATGTAGAAATATGACACTGGAATGCTGTCATTCATGTAATCCGCATTCCAAGATATTGCTTGCTTATGTTGCTTGTTCTTGTAGACAACATCATCATAGCCTTCTACAAACTCAGCATTTGCAGGAAGCATCCCAAAGACAGAAACTGGCGTCACATAATTCATTTGAAGATATGATACATGTTTAGATTAATGAAAAAGACGCTGGGCAATTGCCCAGCGTCCAAACATCAATGCCAAAGATCATAAATCATTTGACTTCGATCATCTTGACATTGTCTTTCTTCTCTTCTTCTGCCTTCACTGGAAGTGTTATGTACAGAATGCCGTCTTCAGCCTTAGCTTCAATTGCATCCATGTCAATTGCATCAGAAAGCGGAAGTGAGAACTCATATGACTGATGTGAAATGCCACAGTAGTCCATGTCTTTGTTCTCGATCTTGTTCTCTGAGCCACATTTGACTGTCAAGACATTGTCTTTTGCCTCGACTTTCACTTCATCCTTGCGGAATGGTGTGTACACAACATGAATCTCGTAATTCTTCACTTTGCCGTTCTCATCTTTGACTGTGAGAAGATCATGTGGCCGCGGAATGTACTTCTTAAGGCCTCTTGACTCTCTGCCGAAGTCAAAGTCCATTATTGCTTCCAAGCTCTTGAACATGTTAGCAAACGGATCGCGAAACATTAATTCATTCATTTTAGTTTTCCTTATTTATGATGTTATTATTAATCATCTATTTGATCTGCTAATGGGGTACTCCCTCACCAGCAAATATAATATACTCATTTCAAGAAAACAAAAATGCCACTCAACTTAATGAGTGGCAATTCTTTATGTCTGAAGACAACTTGTTGCTTATAGGTCAAGTCCATTCAACAAGTCATCGACTTCATCGGTTGTTGCTTCATTGTCATTTGCCTTTGGTGCTTCAGCCGGCTTCACTTCACTCTTTGGCGCATCTCCTGCAATGTCTGCAGTGAACTCATCCAAGTCAGAGTCATCAATGTCATCAGCTGGGCTGCTCTTCACAGCATCATTCTGCACAGAAGGTGCCACTGGAATGTCATTCACTGGCTTCACAACTGGTGCAATGACTTTCTTTGGCTCATCATACACAGGAATGTCTGAGTCATCATCTGGAATGTCATCATTTGAGACAGTGCACCACTTCTTGTAGAACATCTGGATCTCATCTGGTGTAGATGTCGTGTAGTACTGAGCATCAAATCCCATTGACTCACATGTCTCACGAGTGATAGACGGAATGTCATATGGCTTTGTCGTGAACACAATCTTGTCAATTTCACGATGCTTCCATGTGTACTCATTCGGAAGGCCAGCATTCTTTGTCTCAGACACTTCTGACACATGAATGCAGCAGTCAACTGCGTTCTTGCCATTGAAGCAATGCTGCTTCATGCTCTGCTTACGAACTTTCTCACGGAACTCTTCATACTTCTTCTTGTCATTGAAGATGATCACCATGAACTTGTTGTTGTTGTTCTCGTAGTTCGGGTCATTGATCACATACACAGGAATGATTCCCTGGAACTTGCGCCCAAACTCCTTGCTCTTCTTTGATGCATCCTTGTCCTTCCAGCCAGATTCCTTGAACTGGATAAAGTACTTGTTTGCAATGTCACACATCTTGCAGCAAGAGTAGCGATTACCCTCAACATGGACATGTGGCGTCACAGGACAAGTGATCTCATCGACAATCATTGGATAGCCCTTCTCTGGATGAGTGCCCCACTTCTGATGCACAAACCGAGTGATGAACGGGTCATCTCTGTCTGTCTTGTCGGATGAGAATGCAAGAAGACGAACACGATAATAAGTGTCTTTTCCATCACATGGCTTCAATGACATGCAGATGTTACGCTTCTTCTTGTTGTTGCCAGTTGTATGGCTATTTGTTGGCAGAGTATCAAAAAACATACTCATAGTTATTTCCTTACTTTTCGTTAGTTAACAAAGCAATCGCCACCATGACGATCACAAATTTTATAATACACAATTAAATAATATTGAAACACTCTTTTTGCATAGATGACTGATGCCATAGATGTCATGCTTGCAAGCATTTGCAAATACATGATGTCACAATTGTCTGGCATACTTCTGTTCATCTTCACTTAAGTTCAGCAAAAAGATTTTAAAATACATTTTTTAATTACCATTTGACAACGTATGCCACATTTTAGAGATTAGCTCATCCGTCAAATGAAACACATTCACTTTTCTAGATGTCATTAACAAAAACGCATCATTCACATCTTTACTATAAGCATCAAACATGCTCTCTACATCATGAAACTCTTCTCTTGACATCTGATCAAGCTTGCAAATCATCTTCTTGAAACTTGGAATAGCTGCAAACCAGTATCTAGATATCTTTCCTGTCAGATAATATGCAGCAAGCTTCTTCTACTTGAACATCTGAATGACATACTCTTTTGCCGATGGGCAATGCATCTAAACACATTCTTCTGCAATGTTCTTTGCACTTCTTAAGACAACATCATATATGCCATGAAGTTTCTTCTATGCATTCAGATGACTTATGTATGCGTAGAATGATGATGGTGCACATAACTTGTCTGGAATGTCTCTCTCAAGCTTGCCATAGTCATCTACAAAGAATGCAATGTACTGCAAAACATCAAAGTTGAACTTAATTGAGACTTCAACAAGATGATCAAAATATCTACGATACTTGCAATAGAATGACTTTGCAAAAACTCTGTTGAAGTCAAGCTTCTATGTTATGTAGCCAAGCTTGAACTGCTGCTTATACTTAAAGTACTTTGCTGCATACTGGCCATCTAACTTCTCGTCTGCATTCTTCATGAAGAAAAAATACAATGTTAGACGTCATAACCAACGTCTTTGAGAATCTTTGAGACTTTAGATATGTATGGGCCTTTGAAGACAGACATCTCATTTCTGAATATGAACTTGAAGAAATCTTGAATCGTGATGTTGTAAAACTCTAGAAACTCATCAACAAATGGCTTGTCTTGAAAGAGCAAAATCAACGTGCGCTTTATCTCATTGTCATCTGTCCCATATCGCATGAAGCTTGGATACTTTGCTTGTATCATCTCTATCATTTCAGAGTCATCGCATGAGTTGAAGTACTTGTCATTAGAGCAGAAAAATGCTATCTATGCTTCGCCTTGACTGCTTGAAGATCCACTCTATTGCTTTGTCCATGAGTTCTTTGTCTTCTTCAACATAACATTCTCATCTTTTGGCATAGGTGAGTTTTCATCACGCTTCTTTCTTCTCATTGGGCAACGTCTCTTCATTGGAGAAGCTTCTTGCACTACTGGAACGTCTTTGACATCTGTCTCAGTTGTCTATTTCTGCTCTTCTTTAGGCTTCTTCTAGAAGATCTTAGATGTCTTCTTCAATATTTTCTTGACAGTGTCTTTGAATGCTGGCTATTTCTTAGCCTAAGACTTCAAACTGCTCTAAATAGTAGATCTTTGTAGCTTCATTACAAATATATTTTACAGCTTTTCTATGTTTAAAGCGTGTCAATTTCTGAACTTAATGAGTTCATTGCTTTCATTATGTTGCCGACTTCAGAGTTCTCATTCTCGATTATGTCCATAGAACTGTCAAATGTTATGTCTGCAACTGTCAATGTCTCAGAATCCATCTTGAATCTGCATATCTTGCCAACTTGCCCACCAAGACGATTCTTGACTATTCTCATTGAGATGATGCCATTCTCTCTGTCATCCGCATGTGGATCCGGATCTCTTCTTTGAAACAATGCACCAATGAAGTCGGCTGTATGTGCAATGCCTCGTGACTCACTGATGTTCTGCATGTCAATTGCATCAGAGTTCATGCCTTCAGAGTTTGACTGCACTGCTGATATGACTGGAACTTCAAATCTATATGACAGTGATCGAAGCTCTTCTGAGACACTTAGCCCGTCTTTGTACATTGAGTCCTGGGATCTATTTGGCAAGACAAGATTCAAGTAGTCAATTATCACAACATCAAACTTATGTCCAGCATTCTTCAAGTTCTCAAGATACGTCTCAATGTCTGCACTTCTGACTGATCGTGGCGGATACTCTTTGATGAACAAGTTCGCAGTTGGATGCTCTGCATAGAACTCTTTGATTCGCTAGACTGCACTGTCTTCATTCTCTCTTAGCTTGTTTATGTTCTTTTTCGAGATATGTGCGTCAAAACGCTATGCATACACATCTTGGCTCATCTCAAGAGATATGACAACTACACTTAGCCCTTGCTGCATGAAGTTCACTGCAACATTTGACATGAACACCGACTTTCCGAGACCAGCCTATGCCATAAACAGCGCAAGCATACGGCCACTCTTCAAGAAGCCGCCATTTGTGTACATGTCAAGAGCTCTCCAGCCAGTAGATATCTTTGCATCTGGATTCTTGATGAACTCCCAATGGTCTTTCATTGCTTGCTCATCGAAGTAGTTCATGCCCAAGTCGGCATCATTGAATGTTATCTTCGAGACTTTGTCAAAGTTCTCAAGACACATTGAGACAACTCTCTGGTAGTCACCGTTCCCAGATGTCAATATCTCTGCATTCTCACTCAATGTCTCGACAAGAGCTTGCTGCATGATGAAATCCTTGAGATTCTTCTTCAAGACATCTTCATCAATGTTGAAGTTCATGTTGTTCAGCTCCGTCAAGACATTGCTGACATCAGATGAATTGCATGACTCGTTTGGATGAAGCTCAAGATATCTCTTTGCAAGAAGCTGCACTACCTATGCATTCGGGCTTTGCCCATGCTTAGCAAAATATGCCGTAGCGACATTTGCAATGAACGCGACACTCTTGTCACGAAAGATGCTCTTATGCCGCTTAGCTTTGCCATACAAGCAGTCATGCACACTGTTCACAATTGCCATCCAGCTCTTGTCTGACAATGCTCTCTTCAGCAAAAGCTTCTCAATTGTCTCGTTTGAAAAATCAAGCTCCATGAAAAATAACTTATCTTCGTAGAAAATGAAAGTGCAGACTTCAACTTCATCTGCACTTTTTGTTCAAACTGATGCTTTAGACATCAGTTCCAGCTACTATATCCATTCTAAGAGTATGGATTTGCCATTGGACGCTCTAGACGTGTCTTTGGCCGAGCAACTGGGACAGGTGCAGATGGTGTCTAGACATTCTGCTTCTAGATGTCTGACTCAAGCTGCTAAACAGATGCTCTTAGGCGTGCATTGTCAAATGTAAGCTCAGAGATGCGCATCAAGTACTTGTCAGATGCATCTTCAAGCTCTTTGCGCTTTCTCTCTAGCTCAACAATCTTGACGTTCTCTTCTGCATTTGCACCAGTGCTCTTCTTCCGAAGATCATCAAGCTCAATCAAATAGTCAGCAATCTTGCTCTTCAGATCATCATTTTCAGATGCAAGATCAGCATTGCGCTTCTCAAGATCATTTATCTTATCAGACAATGACATTTCAGGCTTCACATCTTGAACAGCATCATCTTCATCATGCTCTTCACTAGACGTCTCTACTTCAGGAAGCTTTGACTCATTAGCAGCAGCTTTCTCAAACATTGATGCAAGCTTACTATCTGTTGCTGACATGCTATCAGCAACATTCTCTGCAACTACAGGTTTCTTTTTTGCCATATGTAAATTTGCTTTCTTTTATATTAATTATTCGATGAATCATGTTCAGTTATTAACTGCTCAATCTTATCAAGCTCTTCTGTCACTGAATTTGAATAAGAGAGTTTCTTAATTGACATCTCATTAAAGTCAGAAATGAACGTGCACCATATGTCATCATTTGAAATGAGCTCTTTGTATGTTATTTTCTTATCAGAGTAAGAAGGGACAACATATCCACCGCGAACTTCTTGAATAAACCCATAATTAACTGCAGCAGAGATTAGCCCATCCCACTTCTGAATACCAGTGTCAAAGTCAATGTACACTTCACATTCAAATCCAGGCTTTGACACACGATTCTTTGCACAGAAGAACTTAAAGAGATTTCCCTTCACATAGCCACGATCATTCTGACTTTCATCTAGCCCAGAAAGATAATCATTGTCAATTGACTTGATCATCTTCTTGTTTGTCTGAAGCATAACATGTGCTGAATACTGAAGCTTCTTGCCACCTGGCATCTCTTTGTACTTACTAGCATACATCTGTGCAGGATTCTCATATGTATGGTTAATAATCAGCAATGCGCAGTTAGTGCGAACAACACGCATCATCACAAGAGCCATCATGTCATTCTTTGCTCTAGCAGAAGAGCCCATGTCTGCAACAACTTTGTCCTTGTCAAGAATGTCTGTAAGTGACTTCTGAGTAGACAATGCACCAAATGAGTCAAGAATCACCATTGCACGAATCTTGTCATTTGCTGCTGGATCTTCTTCATACTCTTTGTTTGCTTTGTCAAGAGTGTCATAGATGTTGATAAGAGCTTTCTTGCATTCTTCAACATCAGCAACTGCAATGTACTCAATCTTCGAGCGATCTGCACCATGCTTGTCAAAATAGTCCCAAAGGCCACCACCTTCAGAGTCAAGATAGTAGACAATGTCAACTTTGTTGCTCTTAAGTGCTTCTATCACCGTGTTTGCAACAATCAATGACTTGCCTGACTGTGACTCACCATAGATGATAGAGATCCTGCCTTGTGGAAATCCTTTGTAGATGTCACCTGTAATGCATCTGTTAATTGCATAAGAGCCTGTCGAAAGCCAGTCTGTAATCGTCGTCAAGCTCGTTTCATTTGATGGAACAGCACCAGTAGCTTTTCCAATTGCTTTTATTGCATCTTTGATCTTCATTGATAATTTCCTTCAACTAAAGAAATTTTCTCAACGTAGAGATTTCAAACTGAATTATTTATGCTTTTTGCGAAATGCTTTCACAATACAGTAATACATGCCAAGCCTTAGAAGACGCTTCTCTCTAGCACGATATTTAGACATAGAATGCAGGTGATCTTCATATTGCTGTGTTATCCATGGACATCGCTTCTTCTCTATTAGATATTTCCAGACAACATTATGGTACCTGACAGTTATCTAAGACGTCTTCTTTCCAGGAAAGATGCTGACATGATGCCCACATATTCTAGAAACTATTGTGTCTAGCTAGACATGCCGCATGTTGAATCGCAAATGATGATGGACAATGTCTAGATATAGTTGAAGTGGCTCACTTTCACCATAGTTCTCACTTATCAAGACAGCTGAGCTTGCTGTCAAGACAAAGTCACTAAACAGCCCTTCAAGCTAGACAATAGAGTATGGTGTTATAGCATTCTTACGAAATGTCATCTCATACTCAAGATAAGCGCCAGTAGTTGTCAATATGGCTACATTTGTCACACATTCACTTCCAGTTGGCGAGCGAAGTATGAACATGAACTTTATCTCATGTCGCACTTTCTTCAGCATCTTGTCATGAGAAGGCTATGACAATGCATTTTCTTGACTTTCTTCAGTCATATTTGAAGAATATTATAAATCTTAGACTTGGAAACGCCTATACGGCTTCACATTGTCAGCAAACTCATATTGTGAGACATCATCTATCTTCCAGATCAAGCGATTCACGTATGGTGCAATTGTCTCATATGTGTCGACTTTGTCATAGTGCATGTTATCTGGCTGCAATGCACATAGAACTTGTGTTTTGTTGCCGTCTTCATCAACTACATCTTTGTACAGTGGCGTGTATGAGCTGCTTGAGATGTAGTCAAGTGTGCTGTATGTGATGTCTTCATACTCAGAGTCAACTTTTTCCATGTACTGCTCGAACGAAGACATCTGTGGCGTAGGGTAAAGCCCAACTTCAATTCTCTTGATGATCGGCGCAAAATCTTCATACACATCATCACTGATGTTGGGGCTGTCAACATAAGAAGTCATCTCTGACGTGACATTCGATGTCAATGTAGCTGACACAAATGCATCTGGATGATGCTTCTGGAAGTCATCTATCTAGTCAGGAGCAATGACTAAGATGTCTGATGAGACAAATGAGCTCACATATGTCGAGAGTATCTATGCTGGACGCTTCTATGCTTGCTTCATTCCAGCAAACAAGAACGTCTTGAATGTGAAGTTGAATGTAGATGTGACTAAGTCATCTGTCGTGCCATCTAGCTCATCTGGATGATCTTCATTGACACTGTCTTCCATCACTATCTAGTTGTTCATCTTCACACCATCATACTTGGGGTGCACACAGCTCACATAAATAGATGAGTTGAAGAACACCATGAAGTTCGATGCTATCTAGTCAATGTCAGATGGGTATCTTGCTATTATAGTGACTTCATAACTGATGGAAATCGGGACAGGGGTGAGCCAGTCTGCTAAACGATATTTCGAAGTGACTTCATACTTCACTTCATTATGCAAGTTGTTTAGCCGAGCTGGATCACGCTAGTAGCCAGTACGATTGATCAATATCATTGGCAAACGCATCTAAGCACGACGCTCTGCATTTTGCCACGACTTCAAGACTCTTGATCGCTGTCCAAACTAGCATGTGACTGTGCGTAGCTTCTTGTTCCCTTTAGCATCCGTCTGCTCGATCTAGATGTTAGAAAATGTCCGCTTGAACAATATGTTCGAAATTCCAAGCTCGCAGTTATATGAACGTACTTCCATTGTTAGTCAAATTTAAAGAAATGCTATCTGGTGTCAGACTAGAACAAACGATAATTATCTGGAACTATGTCAGCTTCGGCTAATGTCTAAATTTCAGTGGCTGCATCGCGATTCAATGTGTCAAACGATGAGTCATTGACATCTTTTCCAAGCTTAATGCCGGCATTTGCGGCAAGAGCTTTTGCAAAACGCTAAAATGTCTAAGTGAAATGCGAATTGTAGTCAACTTCAGATGAATCATACCCATGCTAGATCATCTATTTAGTTTGCGCAATCAGATTGCCGAAATGCGCATCATAGCAATGAATCATCTCATGACACAAGACTTTCAATGCATATGCAAATGTTGCATAGTCACCATCATCAGTCAATATTGCTATGTATTCATGTGCATTTGTGTCAATGCCTGAAAAATAAAATGCAAATGTCTATTGATCATTTGACAATGATTCATATGATATCCCATCCATCATTAACTACTTAGCAATATGCTTAGATGAGCCAACAATTACATCAAGATTTCTTAATGTAGATAGCTTTCCATGAAATAGATAGTCATCTACTATATTAAATAGCTTCTGTATATTTGCATTTGTCAGTTCAAATGACATCCTAGTGTTAAACACTACATCATGTGAAAAAACTTTCTCACATGCATTCAACAATGGGCTTTTCGACTCATTTAGCAATGACAGAAATTCAGAAAATTTAAGATATGAATGCATTATAAATACACTAATTATAAATTAGTCAAACACAAAAATATATCCAGTCTTTGACTTAAAAAGACGCGGCTCGTCATCTTTTGCTGGCAATGGCAATTCATAGTCTTCATATTTCAAGTAGTCTGGATCTTTCTTAAATTCTTCTTCAGTTAACTATTTAAATTCAACTATATCATCATTAAGCATCATTAAATATATTCATCCAAATATAAATGCATATCGTCCATCATCAATTTCAAACAATCTCTACTTTCCATCACCAGTATTATCTAATGGAAGTTTAACTGATGTGCATTTTGAATAATCAAAATTATTCAATTCTTCTTCAGTTAATTGTAAGAATTCATCAGCAATCTATCTATCAATTTCATCGTATAACATGCATTTAATCAAATATGAAAATATATCCTCCATCTTTTGTTTTAAATAGTCGCTGTTCACCATCACCAACAATAATTGGTAATTCATCCTAATCATTTAACTCTTCTGAAATAATGTCATTCTCATTTAATTGGCAAGACGATGATATAACCTCACTATTACTCATTATGTTTCATATTAAATTGATTAGTCAAATTTGAAAAAGTAACTTCCATCAAGCGCACGAAATAATCGCTACTCACTACGATCCGTTTTAGGAATTACATAATCAGTTGTCAAATTGTTTGGATTTTTTTCAAATTCTTCTTCAGTCAATTCTTGAATTTCACGAGCTGCCTTATCATTAATCTCTTCATAATTCATATTATTATAACAATAGTAAATCTAAATTAGTCAAATAATATGAAATATCCGCCATTTTTTGCACGAAATAGACGATCATTTGCGTCAACATATTCATCTGGCAGCTGTGCACACTCTGCATCTGAAATATCTTCATTTTCTGATAATACCTAAAATTCATCGGCTGCATTTTTATTTAATACATCGAATGGCAAATCATCAAGCGTAATATCTAACATAATGTTATCCTAAGTTTTCAATTTACTTCTATATAAATTAAATATTTTTGTATTATGTGATTGCTCATCAATATACTATACTGATTTATGCTAATTTATATAAAGTAATGTTAGCATTGATAAAACACCAAAATTCATATCATAGCAATGAAGCATTTCATGTGCCATTACTTTTAACATATATGCAAAAGTAGCATATTTATTATTTTCAATGTTTATGAAAAATAAATTATCATTAGTTTTTATTTTTTTATAAAATCCAAAAATATATCCACCAAGTTTTATATTTGGAAAATAAAATGCACATCGTGTCGATGAATCAAATGTTTCATTTTTTTGAACATACTGTTTCATAATATTATTAATGTTAACAGTATTATCTAATATAATTTTTAAATTAATAAGTGTAGACAGCTTTCCCTAAAATAGATAGTTATCAATAACATGAAATAGCTTCTATACATTTTCATCTGTTAGCTCAAATGACATCTTAGTGTCAAACACTACATCATGTGAAAACACTTTCTCACATGCATTTAGTAATGGGCTTTTTGATTCATTTAATAGTGACAAAAATTCGGAAAACTTTAAATATGGTGACATGACATTTCAAATAAAAAATACTTAATTAATTACCAAACATAAATGGTAAATAACAGCTGTTAAAGGAAACAACATATGCCAGCGGATGACGAGAACAAAGAAGATGAAGTGAGCACATCAGAAGAAGACGCTGAGAAAGAAGACGCTGAGAAAGAAGACACTGAAAGCTCTGGCTCAGATGACTCAGCTGATGATGAAAAGTCATCTGATGAAAAGTCATCTGATGATGAAGGCAATGAAGACAGTGAAGAAGAGAAAAGTGAAGCGCCAGCTCCATTCTCAATGCTTGACTTGAAAGCTATAAAATGCTTTGGCTGGCAGCCTAAAGCAAAGATAAGCTGCTGGTATGACTTGTCATTGACTGGCAAAGCAAATGGCTGGACTGAGCCACTTATCGAGAGAGTTGAGAAAAGCCTTAAGCAAAATGTTGATGACTGCTACTTCTGCTTAGCAAAGCTGGACTTCATTGATCTTGATGACGACATCAGGTATCATGCAGAGTTTGACTCAGCAAAAGGCATGTGGAAGCTCAATATTGCTGACTCGCCTGATGCAGAACTTTAGCTTGAGCAGATAGGTGACTTCTTCAAGTCAGACATGATGAAGAAGTGCGCAAAAAGATGTTATGACTTGATCATCAGAGCATATAAAGAGTTTGAAGAGACACTTCGCCCAATGCTTGAAGATGGGCGGTTTCTTGATGTTGATGAAGTGAAGCTTGCTGCTATACTTCATTTCATAAGTGAAGACATAACAGTACAGAATCTTCGCACCTGCAAGTGGATGAACTAATTTTCTTAACTAAGAAACTGCAAAAATGAAAGCTCAGTTCTTCAACTGAGCCTCTGTTATCACATGAAACTCATAGCCTTTGCTCTTTGCAAGCTATGATGCACTTTCCCATTTGCATATGTTAGTGAGATAAGTTGCCATCGCTTTAGTGTCACTTTTGTTCTGGGGCGGCTTTGTCTCTCTCTCAGACTTCACTTCTATCCAGATCGTCTTGTAGACATTTCCAGCTTTAGCAATCGCGACAAAGTCAATGAAGTAGCGACGAACTTTGTTAGTGACTTTGTCAAAGTACTTTATTGTCTAGTTCTCATAGTTCCACTTGACAATGTTCGGGTTCTTGTCAAGATACACCATGCATAAGTACTCAAGCTAGCTTTTGTACACTAATGTTTCATGTCCAGCATACTTCTCTGGATGAGACGGGAAAAAATGTCCTGTCTTTGCATGTGAATACTTTCCTCGTCTTCCTTGATGAACTGCTATCACTTAAGCCATTTCCTGTTGCTTATCATCCACATCTTCATGACCAAGCTGCTGAATATCATCTTCTCAAGCTTCACTGGATCACTGAAGATATTTACATCATTCTTCTGGAGGACGAACTCATTGATGTCCTTTACAGATGTGTCTTCATCATACCAGCGAAAGAACTTCAAGTTGCTGTTCTGCTCGACTAGCTTTGTCATTGCTCTCATGCCAGGGACATCGTTGTCAAATGACACAACAACTTGATGCTTTGGGAAACGCTCTTTGATGAGCTTCATCTAGTACTCAGTTATCGCTTTTGTCCCTACTGCAATGCCATTCTTCACAAACACACTGTCATATACACCTTCAAATGCAATTATGTATGGCCATGAGATGTCAATGTTGTCAAGCCCATATATCAATTTCTTCTTGTCTTTCGGGAAGATGTACTTCAAAGCACCATGCCGCTAAAAGTCATTTAACTAGTAATACGCTGCAACACCATTCAATGTCCATGGAATGAGAATGTACTCTAAGCCGCTTTTCTAGCTGTTCCAGCTATATAAATTGTCTCTAAAGAATGGCGCTTCATCAACTTTCCGAGAATGTATGTATGCTTTAGCTGCATCTGAAAGCTGTTGTTTCCACTCAGGCTTCACTAAAGGCTATAGCTAGAACAATGACGGCTCATCAGTTGGCAAGTCATAGTCAGCCGACAGAGAAAAGCTGTCATGATTCTTTGCAAACAACTTCAAGTAGTCACGTCTTATGTCATCATAGCTTTCGCCAGATATGAACTCAAGAAACTTGATTCCAGACATGCCACCACACTAGTTCCAGCAATAGAAAGATGCAGTGTCATCAAACCACCATGCACGATGCTTACGTCCTGTCTTGCCATCGCCGCATATCGGGCATTTGAAGTTTATCTTTGTCCCATGGTGCCATTGCTGCTATGGCAAGAACTGATGGACTTTCTCATTCAAGAACTGACGATACTCATATGAGAGCATTTCGCTTGCCTTTCTTCAAAATGTCATGAAGCACTTCATCAAGAATGAGAATGTTCTCTTCTCTTATCGTGATGAAGTTAATTATCTGCCATGACTTAAGTGACACAGTCTTCATCTTATTCTCAACTAGATCCCAGACATTAACACTTAAAGAGTCTTTAGTGTGAATCCCATTTGACTTAAGCTTAATTGCTTTCTTCTTGTCTGACTTTCTCTTCAATGACAACACTTTGACTAATGTAGTGTTTGCAGTGCAGACAACATTCGTGTCTTTGCCATCTTTTGTCTTAAATGACAGCTCTGCAATGTTGTAGTTCAAAAATGTCTCGAGACATTCTTTGTTATGCTTAAGCTTACCCCACTGAGAAATGTCAGCTGCCTCAGTTTGAAGCAGCTTATTTCCAGAATTGCGCATTGTAGAAATTATGTCCATCTTCTCAATTCTTAATCAATGTGTTGTACACTATCATTGAGAACACTGATCCATTCTTTCCGCATACCTATGTCTTGCTGACAATGCATCCTTTGTCCATCAACTGCACTTTTATCTCATTTGACTGGACTGAATTGAACAAGTTAAGCCGTTGCTGATCTAACGTCAACACTCTGTCAAGCTTCCCGAATGTCACAATGCCAAACTTCAATGTCATCTCATTGTTCAAGTTGTTTGATCTATTGCCAATTGTTGCAAACAATGCATTGTTCTCCATCTCTTCATGCGTTTCAAGATAGATGCGAATTTCATTTGGATTGCTGAAGATGAACTGATGACTGTTCACTCTCTTTATCAAGTCACTTGTTGTCGTGAACTCAAACACTGGCTTAAGCTCTGTCTCGACTTTCTTTGAGATCCATGGCTCGATTATGTCATCTGTGCAGCATTGAAGCTTCATCTTGAACTTCTTTGATGAAAGACGAACTGCTGACAAGTCAACAATGAACTTGAAGTCACTAAAGTCATCTTGATGAATGTCTTTTGCTGACTGCAATATCCTCACAAATGTGCTCATGCTCTTTATCGAGAATGAAACTGGCTGCATAGAGAACACAGAGTTCGTCATGACTTCACAACGAGCAATGCGCTCTCTTGCGCCATATATAGTAAGCCCAGTGTCATTCACACTCATCTTGGCTGACTCAAGGACTTTTGCAGTAGACTTCATTGCTTCTAGAAACAATGAGAAGTCATTCACTTGTATCTGGACTTTTTCCATGAATAGATTCTATATGCTTAGACAGTGTGCTGAGAAGCCGCTATCTCTGCAAGCTTCGTTCCAGCAGGGATGTCAAATCCCCATTTCTTACGTAAGTCAAGCTCATGCTTCAGGAACTCTTCTGTCATGATGCTCTTGCCAATGCTGTAATGCTGCAATGACTTCTCTACAAGAACACCGATCTTGAACTTGTATTTCAAGACAGCTTGCAATGAGATGTCAGTGTCATACTAGTCAAATGCAAATGTCTCATCAAAATTCAAATCGGACTTCATTGCTCTAGGGCCAAAGACAATACAAAGCCCATCAATGCAAGCAACTTCATGATCATTAGCATCTGGTGTATGCTGGCTAAAGAATGATGTCTAGTTGCCAAGCTCACCATGTGTCACACAGCCCCATCTTGCTCCAGGTGTCGGATTACTAGAAGTGAACCAGTTCAATGGGCTTTGAGAGATGTTCATCACTGAAGTGCCACATAGCCCGAACACATCATACCTGTACTGACATCTAAGCAGATTTGCAAAGAAGCTGCTTAAGTTAAAGCTGACATCTGCATGCATGAACACATGGAAATCAACATCGCCTTTGCTACGATCTCTTTGAAGATCTTCATTGTAGATCTATGTCAATGACTTTGTGTTGTTTGCATATTCAGAGATATATGAGATCTTAATGCCAGGATTTGATGCTTCAAATGTCTTGAACATGTCAGCTGGCATCTTGAACTCAGCATTCTTTGACACAATTGTTACACTTACATTAGCCATTTAGCTGCTCCTCCAAGCTAGTTGTCTCATCATCTGTCTTTTCGACAAGCACCCATCTCTTCATCTCAATGCTCTTTCCAGTCAAGTTCACAATTGCATTGTTCTTGTCATTTACAATGCGGAAATTAGCCGCTTCATGAGAAGAAAGCTTCATCCATTGCTTCTGATATATCTTCCCATTGTCATCCTTTATCTCAATGTCACCAATTCTATAGAACTTTGGCTTTGTCTTGACTGGCTCACGGACAACTTCACGCTCTTTCTGCTGCACAGTTGTCTTGCCAGAAGATGCATCCACATCGATTACTGCTTCTGCTTGCTTATCATCATTTGCAATTGCATATGACTTTGGCTTGCTAGTGTCTTCTTTTGGCTTAGCAGATGCAGTGTCTTTCTGGACAGCATCTTGCGGAATTTGCCCGTCACTTACTTTACGAACAACTTTCATTCGCTGATGCAGTATTGCAAATCTTTGTGCATGCTCAGCTAAGTCAGCTTTGCTAGCTGCTTCTATTATGATTGGCTAGTCAGTGACAACTTTCTTCCACTGTCCAGTTGGCTCACCAGTCTCATCTGATGTGACTTCATCATACAGCTCGATCTCAAATCGTGGCTTAAACACCTTGTTCCAGTGTCCAGCAACTGAATTTGGCGACTATGCTGCTTGTGCTTGCTGCATCTCTTGCACCTTTCTCTTCATTTCACCATTGTTAGCGTCACTGATCTTCTTCTTAGCTTCATTGATCAGCTTCTCTTGCTCAGCTGCCTATGCAGCTCTTTCTTCTTCAGTGATCTCTTCTGTAGGTCTTTGCATAAATAGTCTCTTAATGAACTTAAACATAGTACATCATTTATATTGTACAATGTTCACAGATAATGAATCGTGCTGATGCCGTTCTTCTTCTAAAGCTCTATGACTCTGTCAAACAAGTCATTGCTCACTTCAGATCGATGGCTAATGATGAATATGTTCTGCTTGCTGCTAGTTGTGAATCCCTTCAAGATGTTCAATATGGATTCAACTGCCAATGCATCAATTCCAGAGTCAATGTACTCATCTAGAATCAGTATGTTCGAGCTGATGTTGCTTCTTTGAGCAATGAAGTCACGGAATGACAAGCATGTCGCGATCTCTAGGCGCTTCTTCTCGCCACATGAGAAATTCTGGAGCTCACAACTGCCTGACTCTGTCATGAATGTGTAGTCAAGATCTTCATCAAAGACACATGTGTACTTCGCACCCATCTTCATGAGATATTGCTTTATCTTGCTGTTTATCATGCAGATCAAGTCTTTGATGATGAACTTCTTAAGTGAGTCTTGACTAACTATCTGCTCAGCTTTCCGCAAATACTTGCATTCCTAGACAACTTCTTCAAGCGTCTTTGTCTCAGAAGCTATCTTCTTCTGCACATTCTCAAGCATCTCTGCATATGGGTTAGCTTTGCCATCTAGCTGCTCAAGCTTTGACTTCACTGCACTTAGCGCTCGCTCAGCTTCAAGCTACTTTCGCTTAAGTGCATCTGATGCAGAGCTTAGCTCGACAAGCTTCTCACTTGCTTTTGTCATCTTCACATCGACTTCAGCTAGCTTCTTCTGCAATGCTTCACATTCCGCTTTCAATGTGCTTTGCTGCTCAGTCAACTTCTCTACAGCTTCATCCGCAGCATCTATCTCTTTCTTGTATGTAGACAAGTTATGGTACTTGTCAAACACTTTCTTGCAGTCTTTGCATAGCTTTCCAAGAAGCTCAGCATGCTTGTCAAGAATCTACTTCCTGTCAATGCGAACTCTTCTGTTAGATGCAATGTCTGACATCATCTACTGGACAGCAAGCTTCTTTGATGTAAGCTGCTCATTCAGCTTGAACTTCAGCTCGAACAGCTTCTTCCGAGCTTCGTCATACTTAGCTATCAGCTCGACATTCTTCTCAGCAACTTCGCCAAGCACTTTGTCAAGCTCAGCTTTCCTCATAGCTTCTTCTGCTTGCAGCTGCTTCTTCTATGCAGCGACTTGCTCGTCAAACTGCTGCATTCGTGTCTTGTAGTCATCTTCATTCGCGTTGTATGTGACAAGCTAGCTCTGATGCAGCATAACATCTTTCTCAGTCCGTAAGACATCTCTGTGGATCCTGTCATACATGTCACCAAACAGCCCAATGTCAAAAAGCTTCTCGATGAAGTCTTTCTTGTCTTGCTTCTTCAAGTTGAAGAAGTTGTAGTTCTGCTCAGAAGTCAGCAAGATAGTCCGCAAGAACAGTGAGACATCGCAATGCAGCACTTCATCTTCAAAGAACTTTCGTGTCTCAGCAACAGTTGACTTAGTGATGTCTTTCTCTTCGCCATTCTCAAATGTTGTTAAGCTGAAGTAGCCTTGAGCTCTCTTGTTCATGCCAGAGACAGCTTTGTACTTGACACCGTCAACAGACAAGTACACAGCAACTCTGACATCTTTCTCGTCAACGTACCTGTTCGCTATGTTCTCGCCCTTCACTTTGTTTGACAGCTGCCCGAAAAGCCCATACAGCAAAGAAGCAAATATGTTTGACTTCCCTGCACCATTTCGTGAGTTCGGGATGTCAAAGTTCTTCCCTGTAACTAAGCTTATGCCGTCCTGCTTGTCAAAGTCAAATGCTTCATCAGCAAATGACATGAAGTTGTGGATCTCTACTCTCTAGAAGTCAATTCTCATTTCTCTGCCTTATGAAACTTGGTTGTAGTACTTCTCTAATGTCTCAAGAAGCTTTGCTTTCTCAATGCCGTCCTCATCCAGCGCCTTCTAGTCAATGCTGTCTATGTAGCTTGTGATGTACTGCATCTTGCTCTTCTTCAAAAGCTCTACTGACTCATTGACTAGATGATCGTCATTCTCGTTCTTCAGCTCTACTTCATAGTCAGGCAACAGCTCTTCATATGGCTGCATGTCCGCTATCTTCTAGCTGACTTTTACATCATCTTGCGGACTCACTTCAATGTCATACACCTTATGCAAGATGTTCCCTCTGACTTTTGAGAAGTCATAATTGTCAAGTCCAGCTTTCATGACTTCACTTAGCCTAAGCTCGACGTGCTTAGGGACATCACTTATCTCATGAAACTCATAACTTAAGTCCGGCTTCAGCATATAGAAGCCGCATTTGCAGCCAATGTCACCTAATGTCTGCTAATATGGCGATCCGACAAATATGAACTTCCTCTACTTTACCCAAAACTCTTTCCGAGTGTGGATATGCCCAGACATGATCACTCCAGATGTCTTCACGACATCAATGAAGTCACCTATCTCATCTTGAGCAATGCATCTAGAGTCATCTTGAAGCATCTCGTCACTAGCTATCTAGCTTTTCAAGCTGTCCGAGACATTTCTAGAAGAGTTCTGCTCAGCATATGACTTTATCAAGTACTTTGTTGAGACATCGAAATGCCCGAACAGTGCATCAATGCTCTCTTTCTAGATTCCAGATACATTTCCAAGCCATGGGACAAGCAAAGCTCTCTTGTCATTGAGCATCCCTTGCATGACATCTTTGACAACAACTACATTCTCAATGTCTTGGAACATGTTCACCGAGTTCACATCAGTAGACGTCTTCATGTAGATGTCATGATTCCCGCATATCAAGTACACTTTGCAATGCTTAGCCAATGCACTCACAAGCTTGTATGCGATGTTCATTGTGTTCACATCAATTGCATTCCTAGCATGAAAGATGTCACCACAAGAGATGACTGTCTTCACTTGATGCTCTTTTACATGCTTTATGACATCTTTGAAGACATTTATGACAACTTTCAGCCGGGATGTCGAGTTGCTCTTCAGGCCAATATGCTAGTCAGTGAACACTAGCACATCACCATCTATCTTGAAACTGCTTTGCTCCATGAAGAAATAATATTGACTTAGATTTTTAGCTTTGCAAGCAATGTGCCTGAGTCATATATCATGCACCACTTGTTCATAATTGCATTCTCTCTAATGCTAAGTGCTGAATTGCAGCTCTTGAACTTAGACGCGTCTATCTTGTCATATTCTTCTTGCATATACCTGTCAAAGAACCCATAATTTACCAACATCTCTCTAACTGGCAATGTCTTAAACGTCATTTTGGTGCCAGGTAGCAATTTCTTTAGATATGTATTGTTGAAGAATCGCCTGTCAAACTAGATAGTGACATATTTCATCTTCAAGCTCTTTGCATACATCATTAGCTATTCAATGAATTGTTTCAATGAGAATTGTTCAGCCAATGCAAACTGCTTGACTTCAAATATGTTACAGCTAATGACATATGACAGCATTGCACAAGCAACATCTTTTCCAGACACAATCTTAATGCATTTCTCATTGTCATGCTAATGTGCTTCAAACACACTGCTCTTAAGCATGAAATCAGCCAGCTCTTCATAGCTAGCTTCTTCGACATGAACATTGTCAACAATGCTCTTCTTGTCTTCAAGCAATATGCATTTTAACATCATCTTTGCTTGTGCTGGCTTCTTCCTCCACTCATCTTCGAATATGTGGAAAAGATGAATGCCAGCTTTCTCACAATTGCTAGTCTTCAATGCATGATATCGTTTCTTCTTGAAGATGTCTGAATGCTGGTACAAGCCATTCATCTCAAATGCGACATGTCTGCTTGGAACGTATATGTCAAGCTCTTTGGGCGGTATGACTTCTCTACTGTTGCACACTAGCTCTTCATCCGGAAAGATCTCAGACTAGACAAACTCTCTCAATTGCTTCTCTATCTGTGAGACAGCATAGTCTGAAAGGTATGGATGACAGACAGTGCATCGAAGATACTCATGGTAATGTGTCCTGAAATGTTGCTTGTATACGTGTCCATGCGGGCATTTCCATGTCATGTCATCCTTCCATGGGTCTTTGCACGCTATCCACTCATTGCAAGTGAACATTGGCTTGTTGTCATTTGCCAGCAGCTTCCTGTATTGCTTTATCCGCTTTCTTAGGAATGTCTGCTCAGCATTCGTGTATGTCTTCACTTCAAAGTTCTCATATGGCGAGTCATCAAGAAAATGAAGAAACTGCTTGTCCCAGAATGTGAATTCTTTGTACTTGTCTGTGTCTCGCTCTCTTCGTGTCTTCCAAGCTTTCTTCATCACTTTACCATAGTAGTTCTCCTATGAAGCTCGTTTAGCTTTCATCTTTGCAATTATTTTCTTGCTGCCAAATGGATTTGCTGCACCATACTTCTTCATGTTTGTTTTAGCAGCTTTCTCAGAGTTATGCCAGTTTGGGTTACCATATCTTTTAGTCTTTGTCTCCAATGACTTCTCATATCCAGCTTTATGCGCGCATTCTGGACAGCAATAGCTTGTCTCGTATCCAGTCACTCGACATCTATGTGACTTGTTCTTATGAATTCTATCAATTGTGTTAGCACAGTCTGGAAAGTCAGTCATACCAGTCTTAAACCAGAACAGCTTCATGCCAACTGTGTACTTTGGGTCATCTTTCAACATTGGAAAGAGCTCATTGAGATAGTCAACAAGATAATGATATTTTGTGCTGTTAAGCTTGTTCGTCAACACATTGCCATTGAACTTTGACAGCAAGTCATTCAAGATCTTGTCATATTCTGCATTTCTAGTCATGTCTATTTTAATTAATACTATGTTTAAATTGAATTCAATTATAATTTAAATATTGTACCAACATATATGAATATGCATATCAAAAGTAAATATATGTAAGTTTAGCAAATCTCTAGAGGAAAACACAATGGCACGCGCATTATCTGATTTCTTGAACGCAGCGACGAATGAGACAATTCGCTGCACTAACCAATTTGAAGTGGAATTTGTCTCAGGCATTCCAGAAGTCGATTAGATAATGGAAGATGTGATGATAATGGGACAGTCATTCACAATTCCAAGCCGTACTGTAGACTATGCAGCGGTGTCTTTCAAAGGATATGAGGTACCTAACCTTGTTCCAACAAGAATCGACATGCAAAAAGAAGTATCAATGACGATTCTTGAAGATGTCAATGGATCTCATCGTCGTGCATTTGAATATATTATGAATCATGTCATGAACTTTGACATTGAAGGCGGATCAGTTTTTGAAGGTGACAGAGGCGTCAACCCTAACTCAATTCTTCGTCTTCGCTTATTTGACAAAGACAACAAGACAGTGATTCAGACATATAAGTTCTACAATGTGCATATCAAGAATGTTGGCGAAACATCTCTCACTTATGAGGGGGGTGAGGCCGGCAAATTCGAAGTTGGTTTCTTGTGTTCCTACTGGTCCTTAGAAGACAATAAGAAGGGTGCATTGACTAACCTTAAGTGATTTTCTTAAATTTCCTTCATTTGCAAGAGCGCTGGAGAAGTTTCAGCGTCTTGCTTTTTATAACTTCCCATGCCAAGAAAAGGCAACCATCTTCAGTGGTTACCAGCTTCAATTTTAAATGCTTCATCAAAATTTTAAGTAATAATGAATGTATATCTTTATATAGAAAGAATTCAAACATTATGATCAATAAGACAAGCAGAACACCAAGAGCTAAGAAGCTTGCGAAGAGCAAGTACACAAAGAAGCAGATCTCAGAAGCTATCCAGAAGTGGACAAGAGTTCTTGAATCGATGAATGAAGATGATGACAACGTGAAGTCAATGTTTCATCAGTCTATCCCTACATAGGATGTTTCATCATTTAACTTACATGATGCAGATCTCATATGTGTGTAGTTTGACTTGACTGGATATGTGCATTAGTACACATGTGCTTGGATATGCCCAGAGAAGAATATAAAATATGTCATTGAGAAATTCATGCTCAACATAATGAAAAATGGGTATGTTGATATGCTTGGTGGTGAAGTAGATGATTTAGAGAACAATGAGTTCATGAAGCCTGCTGTGTTTGCTCCAAAGATCTATAAAGTCATAGACTGGATAAGCAGTCATTATGACGGCAACCATGGATCGACATATGCACATAAAAGTGGATTCTGTGTTGATGGAAAAGACTCTATCAAAGTAGCACCAGAAACATACATACAAATAAGTGTATATCAGATCAATGAAGCAATGCTTGACGATGTCGATGATGTGATGATATCAATACCAACAACTGCATTCACTTCATATTCATTTGACTAATGAAAAAATGCTAAGCAAACAACTGCTTAGCATTCATTGTCTAGACATTCAGATGATTTTATACGACATAACAGCTATATGAACCATCTTCATTTCTGACTGTCTATTCAAACATTGAATCTGAAATGTTCTTCATTAATTCATTATATTCATCTATTGTTATGTGTTTTTAATGCATGAAAGCTCAATTTCTTTTGTTTCCATATGATAGCTAATTATCATAAAAATGCCAAGCAGTTTTGCTTGACATTATTTGTTCATTTAAACTAGTATCAAACCACCCAACCGGTGTATGATCCATCTTCATTTTTGAATGTTTGATAGAACATCAAATTAGAAGCATTTTTTAATAACAGTTCATCATATTCATCTTCTTTAATTTTTATCATTGTGGAAATACCATCAAACTATTGAAGTTTTTGAATTGACAACTCACATTCATGCTCAATTGAAGAGCCAACCGGATTAATGTTTAGTCCATGTTGTGTGTTTATTTCATTCATCATTTTTACAAATTCCTCTCTATGTCCAGAAAACTATTCATTATGCACTGTATGCACAAACAAATCATGTAGAAAATCACCGTGTTCAATATCATACTAATGAATCATCTCATGTACAAGTACATTTGCGATAAACATCAAATTCACATCTTTTGACAATTTTGTCTTATTTAACTGAATAGTATGCAGATAAGTAGAATCAAGAATAAGATCCACAATATATTGGTGTGAATCATCATATTTTTCAATATAATGATGATTAAATCGTCCAATTGCATCACCAACATTGGCAACATATATGTGATCTAACAACTCAATTGGCCTCAACTTTAGCTTATTATTGAATATATGTTCATTTGCGCATTTCTAAATAAACTATAAGTCACTTAAATTGATCTTGTATGTGTTATCATTGTCAAAATACACCATATGTTTGCCAAATTTTGCTACAAGAGCATCAATGAATGGTGATTTTGATTCATTTATCATCTATAAATATAGTTTCCAGTACCAGTTCATACAAATATATTTATACGAAAAATGCCAGGCAAATTTCTGCCTGGCATAGTTGTTAGCACTTTCTCTTAAGGAAAATCACATCATCCCATGAGATCCGCATGTCGAGCAGCCGCTTGGTGCAGAAGCCTTTGTGTCAACTGGCTCTTCGACAACAAGGACTTCTGTTGTCAAGAGCAAGCCTGAGACACTTGCTGCATTCTGCACTTCATTAATGACGACATCTGTCGGATCAATGATGCCGTCTTCTGTCATGTCTGCATAGTCATGAGAGATGACGTTGTAGCCACGGTTGACGTTGCCTTCTGCAAGAAGCTTCGACACAATGAGATCTGCTGAGATGCCTGCATTTGTCAAGATCTTCTTGATAGGCGCTTCAAGCGATGCACAGAGGATGTTAGCGCCGATCTTCTCATCTTCAGAGAACTTCTGCTCAGCGATCCACTTGCTCAAGTCATTCTTTGCATTCAGAAGTGTTGCGCCACCGCCTGGGACAATGCCGCCATGAAGTGCTGCCTTCGAAGCGCTGAATGCATCATCGACTCTGTCACGAAGCTCTTTGCGCTCTGCTTCTGTCGCTGCACCGACATTGATGACGCCAATGCCAGATGTCAGGCGAGCAAGACGTTCCAGGAGCTTCTCTTTGTCATATGTCTCAGTTGTCTTCTCGATCTGGTTGCGGATGCTCTTTGCACGAGCTTCTACTGCTTCCTTCTCACCAATTCCGTCAAAGATGATAGTGTTGTCCTTTGTGACAAGAACTCGCTTTGCCTGGCCAAGGACGCCGCCTTCTTCAACTGTTGCATTGCTAAGCTTGACACCCGTCTCATCAGAGATGACTTTAGCGCCACACAATGTCGCAATGTCATCAAGAACTGCCTTGCGGTTGTCACCAAATGACGGGCTCTTGACACACACTGCATTGAGAGTGCCACGCATCTTGTTCATGACAATTGTCGCAGTGACATCATCTGCATAGTCATCTGCAATGATGAGAAGCGGACGTCCTGCCCATGGTGCTTGCGGGTTAGCAACGCTGTTCAAGCAAGTTGCAAGCTCTTTGATGTTTGCAATCTTCTTGTTGACGAGAAGAATGAATGGCCCGTCAAGCTCTGCTTCCATGTTCTCTTGATCTGTCACCATCCATGGAGACACATACCCATTGTCTATCACCATGCCGTCAACGATCTTCGAAGTCATCTCGAAGCCTTGCCCGTTCTCTACCTTGATGGTGCCGTCATTGCCAATCTTTGACATGACATCAGAGATCATCTTGCCAATCTCTTCATCGCCATTTGCTGAGACTGTTGCGACGCGCTTCAAGCTTTCCTTGCCAGTCACTGGTGTAGAGACAGACTTCACATACTCAATGACATGAGCTGCTGCCTTCTTGATGCCGTTCTTCACTGCAGTTGCATTTGAGCCAAGAGAGACATACTTAAGCCCATTTCTGTAGATCTCAGCTGCAAGGACTGTGCTTGTAGTTGTGCCGTCACCGACTTTGTCACCACTCTTCTGTGCGACTTCCTTGATAGCATTCGCGCCAAGATTCTCAAAAGAATCTTTCAATGTGATCGACTTTGCCACTGTGACACCATCCTTTGTAGAGTGGATGGAGCCATACTCATCAATGATCACGTTCTTGCCAGCAGGGCCAAGTGTTGTCGAGACTGCCTTCTCAAGCTTCTCGACGCCAGCAAGGATCTTCTGCTTAGCATCATTCTCATACATCATTACTTTTGCCATAATGTCTATGTTTCCTTCATTAATTCAATGATACTATACAGCATTTTGGAAAAATCACATAACAGTAAGTAGCAGCTAGTGAAAGAAATTGTCTAGAAGATATCCGACTTGTTCGGGAAGTCACTTAGTAGTGTCATGAGCAGCATTGCAAAAGCAATAACAGTGATGTTCACATATCTAGACAATCGCCTGAAGCATGACTAGAAGAAAGATGCCACAAAGAAGAAGAAAGATGGCATGAAGACAGTAGATGAAGTATGTGACAAGGGAAGCTTAGAAGACTTGCTTGATATTACATCTAAAATGTTTGTCATCATTCTCTCTATAGCCGCATTGGCAGCTGGATGCAAAGCGCCAGATGTCATCGAGGTGCATCCCACTAAGGCTTGGGAAGGGCATTACTTCACATAGGAAGAGCTGTTTGAAGCAACTGCAGGCATGAAGTTAGAGAAAGGCGAGAGTGTCTGGGTGCTGTCAAACAGGACATTGAGCAGAGTTTTGAAAGAAATACAACAACATAGCAAATGAAAGCAAAGACCGACAACCCACTTTATGACAAGAAGCTCTAGAAGATTCTTGACAAGCTGATATCTGAAGAGATGATAGCTAGCATGTTCTATGCTGCATGCATCCAAGCAGTGAAGAGAGATGAAAAGCAGCTCATCCAAGAGATGTTTGCTGAGATATCAGTCGATGAGCTGACAGATCATGCAAAGCATCTAGTCGAGTGGGCAGCTGCAAATGACTACTCTGTGCCATATAAGTTCAAAGAGTTCCAAGACAAAGCTGCTGCATCCGTCGTCCGCCAATACAACAAGCTGAAAGACGATGAAGAAGCTAAGTATTATGTCGAAGAAGCAATCAAGTCAGAAGATGATGCGATAAAGTCATACAAAGAAGCGCTTGACTACGAGCATATCCCTGAAGAGCTGAACTCAATCCTTTTGCAGAACTACTATGATGAAGAAGAGCATAGAGAAGAGCTCTGCACATTGATGATGGCAGTTGACGGGCAAGTTGACTTAGTGAACTGGTGAGACATAGAGCATGTCAGTCATACAGTCATAGCAAGATGAAGTGCGCTTCCTGAAGAGGAAGAACCTTGATGAAGAAGCGCGGATAATCGGCAACTACTATGCTGATGCAATAAGGCTATATGGCATTGACTGCGTCTACCACAAGCTCAACACTAAGCAGTTCGAGAACTTCAAGGGGATTGTTGACAAGAATGCTGTCTTAAGGCAAGCATATGGCTACAACATAACACCTGACTACACACTCACTGCGCATATGATAACATACCCTGAGATGCAGCAAGACATATTTGCACTGCAGAAGTATGGCATCATACCGCAAGCAGACGTCGACTTCAACTTCGATGCTAAGCAGTTTGCTTGTGACTTAGCTACAAAATGCGGCTAGCTGAAAGAGTACCCGATAGAAGAGTCAGAGATAGTGTGTGAAGTGCCTGACTGCCATGCTGAGATCATCATGCAGCTTGACAAGGCGACTGGAAAAGAAGTTGAAGTGCTGTCTGCATCTGAGCTCGATGAGCATGTGTTCCCATACAGGCTTGGGCTTGGCTACAAAGACACATATGAATGCGGCATCTTGAAAGGAAGACTTTCAGTCGAGATCTAGCCATATGAGTATGACAAAGAGTACACAGTTGTCTGTGACCCATATGAGCACACCGACTTCAAAGTCGAGTTTGCGAAGAACTCTGACTTGTACAAGAGCTTGCGGTACAAGATCTGCAATGATGACTACTTAGAGACACTCATCTTCTTGACGTTCAAAGTCACTAAGACAAAAGTTGATGACGGTGAGTTCAGAAGCATCTTGTCTGGCAAAATACATGGAAGTGTGCTGTTCTATGACGTCAACTAGCTTGGGAAGTATCTTGAGATGATCCATCCAGAAGTCGGTGACATTGTGACAATTGACTTTCCCGATGACAAGAATAGAGAGCAGTACGAGATAACTGACTGCTACGACAAGAGCTTGCAGCAAGACGGCATCTCACCACTTCTGCACAAGTACATCTGGAAATGCAAAGCAAGACGTCACATCTAGGCTGGAAATGAAGTCGGTCTAGACGAGAACGAAGCGAATGAGCGTCTTGAAGAGAAGCTGCATCATGACTAGGTAGTTGCAGAAGAAGTCGCAAAGAAACTGTCATTCTACGACACATTGTCAGGCAATGTGAAAGAAGATGCTGTCTATGGAGGATATGACGGGACAATGACTGAGTATGATCATAAGAAGCCCGATCCACAGAAGCATCTTGAGTATGACTACTTAGGCGACCCGACTTGTTTGGACATCATCAGGTTTGCATGCGGATCACGGCTTGTGACTAATGGCTATGACTTGATATTTGTCGTAGCGCCAGGCGAGAATGAGATGCCTGGCGAAGGATTCATTGTCTCGAAGATGGCACATCAGCCAACTGTCAGAGATGCATACTTCGAGTCAGGGCTTCGCTGGCTGAAGGCTACTGATGAGAAAGTCGTGTTTGTCAACATTGAAGGCGAAGCAAATGCTCTGGCTGAAGACTTTGAAGCTACACAGGGTGAAGTGCAGCTTTGCTTGAATGACTTGAACATCAAGACATTAGATGACATTGACATCAATGCAAATGGCGACAACTTCGTCAAGTTCAAAGGGACTAGAAGCTACATCTGGGCGACACCTGAGCATCTTTTCGTGAAGCTGCAAAGCAACAAGCAGCTCTATAGATTAGTGTGACTTTAAATGGGAATAGAAGCATATGAAGAAGATCATCGTCATGGCATTTGCAGCATTGAGCATCATGCTTATGCAGGGCTGTACATCATGTGAATGCAAGAAGACCGACAACTGCGTCAAGAGTGATGCATTTGGAGCGTCATTTAATGACTAGCAGTATGTCTGGGAAGGGTTCATCTTCTCGACAAACAGAGTTGAGAAAGTGAAGTGAGGTGAATTATGACATACAACGAGCAGCTGATAGAGAAGTACAAAGACATTGACAAAGTCATAATGACATCCTACTAGAAAGTTGGCAGAGACGGGAAGCTTGCCGATGTGACTGGAATAGTGAATCCACTTGAGATCGACAACAGGCAATTATGCGCGCCTACAGACAACTAGGGTGCTGAGTCATCGTGTGCAGCTTTCTCTATCGCGAACATATGTGAAGCAATAATCTGGAAGAAGACAGGAAAGCTTGTCAACTTGGATGCTCATCAGATATATGCTGGAGCGAAGCAGAGAGATGGCTCAAAGAACTCAGACGGCACATACTTAGAGTACGCGATACAAGCAGCATTTGACTTAGGCGGCATTGATGCTTCTAAGATAGAGATTGGCTTCTTATACAATGACAAGTCAGATGATGTTGTCGAGCAGCTTAAGTTCTTGATACATAAGTATGACTTTGTGCATGCTGGATTCATGATCTAGGACTCTTGGTACACATGCAACAGCTATAACTACTACATTGACTGCTCAGGGAGAAGTGCTGGTGGGCATGCTGTTGTGATATGTGGCTACACTCAGGAAGGTGTCATCATACAGAACAGCTGGGGGACAATGTTCGGGAGCAAAGGCTTTGGCATCATGAGATGGAATGACTTCAAGAAGAACTTAATGTATGCATGCTATGTACAGAATGCATATGAAGGGATTTAAGAAACACTGAATGATGAGAAAAAGAAAGCTGGAAGAAATCTTCCAGCTTTTTGATTTTATGCAGATAATGTTGAATATGTCACTTCAAATCATAAGCTACAGTGACGCCAGAGTTTGTGCCAAAGGTGTCTGCTGTCACTTCACTTGCCAGAGATGCTGGGATATGAACTGTCTTAGTGCTTGCTGTGCCGCAGTTGTTGAACATGTTTGCATAGCAATTGCTTGCAAGTGCTGTTGCTGGCAAATTGATGTCTTGCGATGTCAAAGAAGTGCAGCCTTGGAACATGCTACGGTAGCAGCTATTTGCAAGTGTTGTTGCTGGAAGAGCTGGAGCAGATGTTAGTGAAGTGCAGCCTTGG